CCTTGGCCAGGGGGAAGCGATCGTCGTTTTCTTCGACAAAGCCCGAGCGGCGACGGCCCTGCTCTGTATTGGGATAGTCGTCCGCGTTGAAGTGCTTGCTAGCGGTGCGAATCCAGATGTCGGGCTTGCTGCCGTAGACCTTCTTGAGGAAAGCCCCCTGGTAACGCCGCCCGGCCACCGACACACCACTACCAGACTGTCGCGCTCGGCCGATCCGGCTGGACTCAATCGCATTGAGGCCAAACCAGAGCTTGCCGCGCATCGTTGCTCCGGTGACCGGGTAAGCACGCAATCGTTGCCGAACTGCGCCGATGGCAATCCGTTCCTGTTTGCCCACCGCCCGTGCGATGTGCGTCCGCAATCGCCCCAAGGTTTTGTTGATCGCTCGCCGCTGAGCTGCGGCGGCCGCTTTCGGCACCAGTTTGGCGAAGTCCTGAAACGCCTGGATGTGCACCGCTGATGGCTGGATGGTGAGCATCCCGCTGTTGCGCTTTTGCTCCGAATAGCTGCCAACACTCATGCGCGCATCCTCAAGATCAAGGCGACCAGGCCGTCACCGCTAGGCTCCAGCTGCAGCAGGTCGTACTCACCACCGCCATCCAATGCAGGCAGATCGACGGTGACCAGCATGCCCTGCTCCAGTCCGTGAGAGTCGCTGACGCGGATCTCAAACCGGGGCTCGCGCAGGCCGGTGTTGAGCTTGCCAATCTTCGGCTGCAGCCAGGGCGCGGAGAACATGCCGAGCACTGGCTCATCACGCCCTTCGATCTGAGCGGTGTCGCCCAGCGTTTCGAACACCACCGCGTCGACCTCGGCGATCAGATCGCGGAAGCCCACAGTCAGAGCTCCAGCAGGATCTGCGCGCGAGGACGCGTGCACAGGTGCAGCGGGTTGGACTGAGCTTCACCGGCCATGCCTTTGTTGAAGGGCAACGGCTCGATCATGCTGTAGTACGGAATGCCCTGGGTGTTCACCGTTTCCATATAGTCGGCCGGCGCAAACACCGAGATGTAAAGATCCGGCACCCCTTCAGGAATCAGCAACGCCTTGTCGTCGTGGACGAACGACACGCCGGCCACTTTGCCACGGTAGCGCTCCCAGATGATGCCGCCGAACTCGAAGCTCTCCCGAGCATCCCCGCGTAACGCCGCTGCTTGCTGGCTGTTGAGGTATGTCTCCTTGACCGAATCGTGAACGATCAGCTTGTTCCAGAAATGCTTACCGCAGAAAGCGCGAGAGCCGGTACTGGTCACGGCGCCAAGCGCGTCCTCCTGCATATCCAGCGCTTCGACACATTGGACCCGCAGCTCAGTGTTCGGATCGGTCAGACCCATGGACAGCTTCTGACGCTCCACACCGAAGCGATCATAAAGGTTCAACAGCACCGTGGAACCATCAGCATCGAGGATCACGCCATTGAGTGCGCCCATGCGCTGGAACTCGTGTGTGGCATCCAGCTGGCGACGCGCTTTCGCCAGTCGGGCATTGACCACGTCCTGCACCGCCTGCAATTCCGTACGGGTACCAAAGGCACGAATGCCTTGGATCTCGTCGGCCTTGATGGTGAAGCGTTCCGGCAGGTGCACGGTGTTGAACGGAATCAGATTGCGTTTGCTAGCTGCGACTACCAGACCAGAACCACCCCGCTCACCCGCTGGAACCAGCGCGAGGGTGTCGCCGTCCTTCTCGATCTGCACGGTCAGGGTGGTGACCCCTTCCTCGCGGAACAAACCCAGGGCACTGATGCGACCTGGCAGATAGGGTTGATCGTTGAGGGCTGCGGTGAGCGCGGTAACGGTGAACGCTTCGTCGTCAAAAATGGCGATATCGGCCATGGGTACTCTCCAGAAATGAAAAACCCCGCTCAAGGCGGGGTGCGTAAAGTGGGCTGACCGGCTTAACGGACGATCAGAAAGTGAGAGGCCAGCGCCTTTTCGGCATCGAGGTCGAGCCCCGTCAGATGCGCTTCGCTGACCTCCGCCAGCCGAACCACCGCGCGACCACGGCGGACCACATCGGACTCGCCCAGCGGGCCGAAGAGAATGGCGACAGCCGTCTCACTGCCGTCTTCAGCTTCCGAAGCGTACGGTGCAAAGTGCCCCGTAGCTGTCACCAGACCGAGGATCTGGCCCGGATACAGCGCGGGGCCAGCAGCGACGTTGATGGACTCGCGTGAGATGTTTCCCGCACCTTCCGAGAGCAGGAACTCACCGGCGTGAATCGGTTCTTTTTTGATGGTCATGGTCATGGTCATGCTCCTTTCGCGCCGCGCGCAGTTCCGGATTGGGCTGCTTGTCGAGCGGCCCAGATCGAGTTGGGATCGGGTTGTTTGGCTTGCACCTTAGGCGCCAGGTCTTCGTCCAGCGGCAGGCTGTTGTCGATTTCAAAACCCTTGCCGCTGCTGACGATCTTGTCGAACAGGCGCGCCCGCACCGCCACTGCATCAAGGCCAGCAGCGACGTACTCGGCACTGAACTCAGGCAACCGCGCGGCAACACAGAGGTCGTTCACCGCCTTGGCGCGGGTCAGGCCAGCCTGGACGATGGCTTCGCTTTCCAGCTTGGTGGAGCTCAGCAGCGACGCGACCAGGTTGCTGATCCCCGCCTCGGCGCAGCGTTGAGTGATCATCAGCGCCAGCTTGGTGGAATCGACCGCGGGCGGCGGAGGCGGAGGCGGATCGACTGGCTCCAACTCTGGATCCGGCTCGGGCGGTTCGTCGAACTGGGCCAGCAACTCGGCCGGCGCGTGTTGGTAACGCTGCATCACACCGCCCTGGCCGAGACAGGCCTTGACCATGACCCCATCACCCACTTCATCGGCCAAGCCGAGTGCCACCGCCTCATTGGCCGTCAGCCAGGTTTCCGCATCGACCATGCGCCGCAGTTCGACCTCGTCGATATCCGGTGCTTTCGACTTGTAAGCCGCGATGATTGCTTCCATGGTTTGATCCAGGACCTGGGCCACCTTGCGAAAGTCCTCGGCATCACCCGAGGCGTAGGTCCAAGGGTTGTGAATCATCAGCATGGCATTGGCGGCGATCACCACCCGATGCGCACCGCACACTGCCACGCTGGCGGCGCTGGCGGCCAAGGCGTCGACCCGGCCTGTACAACGCTCACCCAGACGGGATAGCGCATTGTGAATCGCCAACCCGTCAAACAGGTCGCCGCCGATGCTGTTGAACGCGACGATCACCGGCGAGACACCATCATCCATCGCCTTCAGATCGAGCACGAACTGATTGGCTGTGATACCCCAGTAACCGATCTCGCCATAGACGAACACTTCGATGGTGCGTTGTTCGGCTTCGCCGCTAGCTTGCAGGGCGTACCAGCTCTTGGCCTGCACCGCAACGCGTTTGCCGGCCTTGTCGTAAATGCGCGGGAGCGCTTTTTTGCTCATGGTTGTTCCTTGTCATCGTTGGTGACGACGGCGTCGAGGGTGTTGTAATTAAGGCCGAGGGTCGTGGCCCGAGCCAGATCGGCGGCGTTTTCCGCGTCGACCGTTTCGGCGTCGTAGCCGGTGCGCAGGACCATCTCGCTACGTGAAGCGAAGCCCGCTTGCACTTCCATTCGGCGCGCCTGGACGTCCTGCACTGGCTGGATGTAAGCCCAACCTTGTGGCACCCAACGGGTTCGCAGGTATTCGCGTCGACGCTTGGCGTAGTCCTCCAGCACCAAAACTCCCGACAACACCGCCATGTCCATCCACGCGGCCCGCACCGGGCGGCACAGCTGGTGCACATAAACGCCGAATTGCAGTTGCTCCAGCCGGCGGCGAAACTCATTCAGAACAACCCGAAGCGCACGGTCGTTGACCTCACGCATATCGCCGGAGAGGATCTCGTAGGGCGTTCCCGTTCCTGCAGCAGCCGCCATCAGTTGCTGCCGCATAAAGTCCGGATAGTTGTTGCCCGCGTCCGGCGGTTTGGAGAATTCGACCTCTTCACCGGGTCCCAGCTCCTGCATGGTGCCGGGCTCGAGCGCGACCATCGGCGTGAAGCCATCACGATCAAGACTCAATGGTTGGCCGGTGACGGGATCTCTCGGCACCGGGCCGGAGTCGGGTGCCGGGCGGCTGATGAAGCCGGCAAACAGGTTGGCCACCTCTTGGCGAAACAACACGGCGTCGTCGTAATTGTCGAGACTGCGCAAGCGCTTGAGCACCGGCGACAATCGCGGCACGCCACGCAGCTGGCCCGGCTCGACAGGTTCGAAAATGTGCAGCACCTGAGCGGCCGGAACCCGCACCAGTTGGTTGTAACCGGCGTTCAGCGACGACGCATCACGCGGATGCGACAAGTACATCCAGTACGCCACCCGCTTGCCGCTCGGGGTGAACTCAATCCCGGCGCGGATGAGGTTGCCGGTTTTGGTGGTCTCGAACTTGTCGTGCGGGACAAATTCCGGGGCCAGAATCTGCAGCTGCAACGGCACCGCAAGACCTTCGTCCAGACCGCGAGGTCGCAGCCGCACAAAACATTCGCCCGAGGTTTCC